GCCGTGCCCGCGCCGCTCACTTGGCCGCGCACAGCGTCACCCATAGCAAGGTTGCGGTCTACGCGACCACGCAACTCAAACTCGCGCATCTGCGCGTCTTGGGATGCGCCGCCGACCTCGATCTCGATGACCTTGTTTTTCTCAATGCCGCTAACTGCAACGATGTCACCATCCGGCGCATTAGCCAGCTTGTTGATCATCGAGGGCTTGAGGCCGTCTACGAGCGCAAGCGTCTTGCGGCGTTGCGCAGCGTTGTTGTTAGCGCGAGCTTGGTTGTTTAGCTCTTGGATCTGGCCTTCGTTTGCCGTGAGCGCAGATAGCGGCGCAGACTCATCCGGTACGGTGTACTGACCGCCAACAACATACGGCCCCCAACGCGGTCCATAGAACGGACGAGGATCGCGAAGGAAAGTAGCTTGGCCTTTGCCGTCCTCACTGGCCCACGCAACGGTGAAGATCGTGCCGTGGTAGCGCGTCTTCTCTTCCTTTGACATTCCTTCCCAGAACTTGTCGTCCTCGGGGAGGTTGTACTCGGGAACCCAGATCTCAAAGTAGATGATCTCGTTGCGCGACGGCGTTTCGCCATGTTCGTACTTGTTGCGAACACCTTTAGCGTCGATGTCGGTCGGAATCTGCGAGATGTTCTCTGTGATCCAACCGGTGTCCTTGTCCTTCGCGTCCTCAAGGAGGTCGTCCTTGTCGCGAATCATGACATGGAACATGTACCGCGCTTCTTCGATGGACAGCGCAATGGGATCCCAACCGAAACGGCGCGGCGACAAACGCACGGCCTTCGGGGTCATAACAGGGTCTTCGGCCTGCTCAAAGCCAGTACGCGGCGACTGATGCACAACCGCGACGGCCCAAGCAAAACAGAAGTCCGTGCCGAGCTTCTCGCGCTCGCGCTGGTAGTTGGTGTCTAGAATCCAGCGGTTGCCTGCGTCCTCAAGTGCCTGCACACGCGCTTGGTCACGCGCCGTGGACAGACGGATCTTCGGCTCAATGGCCGTCAGACGCGCTACCGTGTGCGCTACATACGAGTAGTAGTAGTTCTCGGGGAAGTACTCCTCTTTGCCAGAGAAGCGACCGTAGAACGGCGAGGCGTAGCGTTGGACTTGACGGCCAAACCACTCGCGGTGCTTCTCGCAATAGCGTTGCGCGGCCTGCACTTCGTCGTACAGATTTTGTGCAGTTACCTTAAGCATTGCTCATTTCCCATTTTTCGTGATCTAGCAGTTGTCCTAAGGATCCACCTTCGTACTTCGGCTTGTACTCGACCTCTTTGCCAAGGTCGCGCTCCCACGAGAAGGTACACGCCCCGCGCATAGCGTCACAGCCGTGGTCAATACAGCCGGGGTCGGGCGTGTCGCGGTTCAGCTTGCCGTCCTCGACAAGCGGATACACATACGCCGGAATTTCCATTTCAGTACACCACGGCTTACCTTCGCTTTCTAGCCGCGTGTCCTTGTATTTCGTCGCGTTGCGCAGCAGGTACAAGCCAAAAGTGCCATCCCCGCGCCGCTTGAAGCGCACGCGCACTTGGTCGATGCCTGCCTTCTCGCCGCCAGGGCCGCGATGCTTATCCCATTGGCGCACGATACGCGCCATGCCGTGACGATCCAGCCAACGGTTGAGGTTAGAGATGAACGCCGGATCGTGGTCAGTCACGATAGCGGCCATCTCAAACTCTTGGTTGACCTCGACGATAGCCTTAGCCCATTGGTCGTGATCCCAATGACGCTTGTAGATCTCGACTAAGCGGTACATCCGGTTCTCGGAGTCCACGCCCCAGCATTGGAAGACACCTGGGGCATCAAATCCAATATCCTGTGCGCCAAGGAACCACTTGATGTGGACTGGCTTGTCGAGGTTGGGCGACACGAGGAACCACTCCCCGTTTTGCTTTTCTACTTGGCCGTCGATCACATGGTGATGCGGCTCGTAGTTTTCCCACACTTGGCCTTCTGCGCTGACCCACTTACCGTAGTACAGACGCTGCAAGCGCACGCCGGACAAGCTGTTTTTGAGACGGCCAAGGTACTCTGCGCCGTCAGTTGTCCACGACTTTGTATCGTGCTTGTACCACTTAGGGTTGTCCCAGAAGCGTCCGACGATGCGGCGAGCCTTGCCCTGCAAGCAACGCTGGTTAGCCCAATGGTACTCGTCTTCTGGGTTACAGTCGCCAATAAGCACGCGGAACGGCGTTCCCGAACGGCGCAAAGCGCGGTGTAGTGACTCCCACTTAGCAAGCGTCGTTTCCTGACACTCGTTGAAGAAGATCACATTGTATTGCGTCGAGAACAGCTTCGTGGGGTTGTCGAAGCCGCCTAGGATCACCTCCCCGCCCAACTGAGGATGCTTATACGACTGCCGATGCTCTCGCGAAGGACCACCGACGATAGCCGGATGGTCAACGCCAAGAACTTCGTTTTCCCAGATGTCTAAGAACGATTCGTTCAGCGACACGCGGGTTTCGCGCAGTACCAAGATCTTGGATTGCGGAAATGTATTGCACACGGCCTTGATCCACTCACCCATCAAGCGCGATTTGCCACAGCCTGCCACACCCTCGTAAATGGCTTCCATCGGCGGCTTGACGCTGCCGTTTAGCCACCCAAAAAGCTGATTCGCGCCCTCACCGTAGGCGTGAAACTGCTCCTTTTTTACGGGGATTTGTGCTTCTTCGATCACGATAGCTGCGGCAAGATGGTGACCACCTTGTTCACATATAAGAATGTCCAGTCTTGCGCACCCTGCGATGCCAATTTGAACTCTAGGCGATAGGTATGTCCACCAATTAATCCAGAACCAACAAGCCCAACTTCAAGTCGGTGCTTAAAGTTCCAACCAAGTGCGTCTTGCGACCAACCGTATGTGGTTTGCAGCGAGTCTGAAATGACCTGTCCAATCGGCAGCGCGGCTACGGTATAGACTGCGGTGGTTGACTGCGTGGACAGGTCATATACCTTGAGTTGGATGCTAGCAATGTCGGCTCCAACAATAGGCTGCTGCTGCGGATTAACTACGCGAGCAAGCGTAAAGATGTCTTCGTTTTGATTTTGCGTTGCGACGATCATTGCACAACTCCGCTGCCGTAGGCTTGGCGACCAATAACAATTTGACCTTTCAACGGCAACTCAGCTACATCCGGCGCATCGCTAATAATGTACAGCGTCACAGAGTCTTCGCCCTCGTTAGGCGGCGAGTCTGTATCGCGGCAAGTAGCGCGAATCGTGTGCGTGCCTGGCGACAGCCCGCTTAGTACAAAAGTCTGGCCTTCGTACAGCACGCCAGTAGTGGTGTTGCTATACCACTTAATGCGTTCACTTAGTTCGCCATCAACCGTGTCAACTGCCGTAGCGTTGAACTTGATAGCAGACTTATATGGATAAGAATCGCCTGTTGTTGGCGATAGGATTGTCACCGTAGGCGGCGTAGCAACATTGGTTACCGTTACCGTTTCGGTATCAGTTGCGGTGTATGGCGGGTTGCTAAATGTTGCCGTAATTGTATGTACGCCTACGGCCAAGTTTGTCAGCGTTGCCCCTGCGCCAATAAACAAATCACCAGTAAGACTGCTAGTCCACACAACAGTTGCGGCAGACGCAGGATTACCATCTAGCGTGCAACTTGCTTCTAGCGTTACGACATCGCCTGTGTCTACAGAAATTGGTGCGGCAGGCGAGGTAATTGTTACAACAGGCACAGCAGCAAGCGGCACAGGCTCTACTTGCGTGACATACCACCACGGAATAGTTACCGTGCCGGACAAACTAACTACAGGTACTTCACCCGTAGGCGGCGCGGCATCAGGCGAGTTAGTAATCTCGCGGTTAGTACCACCTACATCGCGAACATTTAGACGATTGTTGACATTGGGCGCGATGTTGACCATCGACCCACCGCTAGTGCGCACGCGAAAGCGTGTAAAAGGCACTAGTTAAGTACCTCCCAAATGGCGGCGTGCAAAGTGATGTACTCGTTAACAGCAGCAGCAGTTGCGTTGCTAAATCCCATTTCAACGCGAATCTTTTTAGATGCGTCTGCGTTAGTAGTGTTAACTGTTGAAGGCGAAAAGAATCCAGAGGCCAAATAGTTGCCCATGGCAATACCTGCACCGCCAAAATCACGCAATTGTGCAAGTTCTAATGCGCCGTAATAGCCGCTGTTTGTTGCGCCATCACCAAAAAATACAAGTGTGCCTTTTACAACAAACTCGTAAATTGTGCCAATTGTTAAAGTGCTTGCTGATTGAATGTTCTGCATCAGCAACACAGGCCCACTAGCACTATCAAGATAAAATTGAATATTTAAATTTCTAGCAACGGCATTACATTTTGCACCGCCAATTAAAGTAAAACGAACAACTTTGCCGTTTAATGCGCCTGTAGATGTTCCGCTTGGATCCTTAACTTTTGCGCAGTCTGGCAGCGTGTTAAAAGCAAAATTGCTAGTTGTTGTAGTTGGAATAGTAAAATTAGCAAATGGCTGCGTGGTGCTATTTACTGGCAACACAGGCACAGTTGCAG